CTATCTTTAAAATCCTTATAGAGAGCCATGTAAACATCAGATATATCTCCAATTTTTTGTTTGGAGTCATCAATTGTTAACTGCAATTCTTTAATTTTTTCTTCAACTAAAGAATCAATATCAGAAGTTTTTTCTATAACATCTTCAGACAAAAGTTCAACTTTTTCCTTTAAGGATTGAACTTGCTCTA